GGTCCCGAAGGAGCTGCGGGAGAAGTTCGACCGGCAGCGGTACAAGCTCAACCAAGCGATCTGGCACGGGGATTTGGAGGCCGTGAAGCAGGAGGCCCAGCGGATGGTCAAGGCGTGGCGTGCGCTCGACAAGGCTGCGACCGAGGACGGCAGGAACCAAGCCGCGCCGGACGTCTGGGAGACCACCCTGAGCGACGGCACGGTGGCGGTGATCGCGTGGGATTGGAAGGACGCCGCGCTGTTCGAGGCCCAGCGCAACGGCAGGAAGGCGGAGGTCTACACGCTCGCCGAGATCGGCAGGATGATCGAGGCTTTCCCCGGCGTCATGAGGGCCAAGACGCTCTTTCCGGGGGCCGTGGTCACGGCAGTGAGGGGGCCGGATCGGGATCCGCTGCGGGCCATTCCGGACAGCGTCTCGCCGATTGACGACGTCCTGCCGTGGGAAATTGAGCGCAAGGACTGGAAATAAGGGGTCTGGGGCTGGCAAACGGAAAGGGCCGCTAGGGTGATGCCCCAGCGGCCCTCGATGCGGGTCAGCGGCCTCCTAAAAGGCTCAGGCGAATTGAGCCACCGGCTGCTGGAACTTGGCGACCTGATCGGCCACCCAGCTTATGTCGATGTCGCCGGTCGCCATCCCGGTGAGCAGGATGGCGGTGGCCTGCGGCACCGGGTTCTTGCCCGCGCGCCAGAACTGGATGGCGCGCATGGTGTTGCCGGTGATCATCGCGATGTCGCTGTTGGTCAGGCCCAGCGAGGCGCAGACGTCTTCGAACTCGTCGGGGCTCACTGCACGGCCTCCTTCTCCGGCTTCGGGGGGCCGAACATGCTGACGACAACCTTTGTGGCCAGCAGGGTCGAGATGAGGTCGAGCATCATTTCGCTGTCGATGTAGATGCCGCAGGTGATGCCTTGCTCGACGTCTTTGACGCGCAAGATCAAGTCGCCGTTGTTGTGCCCGACGATCTGGATTTGATCGCCGTCGCGGTCGGTGCCCAGATACAGGACGGTCTGGTTGTCTTCGGCTTCCATGTGCTTTTCCTTTCGGTTTCGGTGTCGGTCAGATCAGAGCGTCACGTCGGGGGTGGTGTATTCCTTCAGCGCCTCGTCAGACATGCCAGCGCGGATGATGGGCAGCAGCAGGGCCATGAGGGCGAGGGCAATCGGCAGGCTGATGATGATGCCGTTGATCGTGTCGTCGTTCTCGATCCGCATCATCAGCTCGCTGTCATTGAGCCACGGCGACGCGACGGTCAGCCGGTCTCCGTCGCAGTCCAGCATGTCGAGGAGGTACTTGTTGTCGCCGTAGATAGGGTCTTCGAGCTTGTCCATGTGCTTTTCCTTTCGGGTGTGGTGGCGGGGCCGGAGCCCCGCCGGGGTGATCAGAGGGCGGCTGCCGCCTCGGCTTCGGTGGCGAGGAGCATGTCCTGTTCGAGTAGCTCGCCCAGCGTCTGGGTCGTGTAGACGCTGCGCATCGAGATGACGTCCCAGTGCGTGCCGGTCTCGGCGCGCATGGCGTCGGCCTTCTTCTGGGCCGTGTAGATATTCTCGGTCTTGAAGACGGACTTGATGATCGAGCGGCCCTGCGGGACAACGAAATACATGATGGATCTCCATGAGGTGGGATGGTGGGGCGGGGGCCGAAGCCCCCGTCAGGGTGATCAGGCCGCCTTCTTGGCCTTCTTGGCCTTGATGCGGACCACGGAGTAGGCCGCGCCCTCGACCTTGCAGCTATCGATCTGCTCCTGCGTCAGGCCCAAGGCCAGCAGGGCCTTCTCGTTGATCGACTTGCGGGACTGGACGGCGACGTCGAGGTCGGCGGTCTCGCCCGCGAGGAAGCCGTAGCCACCGACGATGGCGATGACGTCGTCCTTGGCCATTGAGAGGATGCCGTTGGCCTCGTCGGCCTGAGCCTTGGCGGCAAGGTAGACTTCGACGGCTGCGATGGTGTTGGTCATATCAATCTCCATAGGGTGGCGGTCTCTCTCGACCGTGATTTATCTTACGCGAACTAAATTCGCAGGTCAACACCTATTCTCGTAAGCCCCCAAAATAATCGTCCATGCAGGCCTCATCGACCCACATCGACTTCGACAGGGTCAGCGCGATTTTGTTGTGCGCGTCGGTGCCGGGCGCGATCACGGACTTGGTGATGTTGCCCTCGTCATCGACCAGCTCGGCGTCAACCGGGCCGAAGAAGTCGAGTTCAACGTAGGGCCACATGATGCCGACGCTGCTGTCGGCGGGCTCGACCACGTACTCGATGGGCAGGCTGCCGCTTGCGGTGTAGGTGTAGCCGTTGATGAGGACTTCGATGTCGTCGAAGCTGTAGGTGATGGCGTTGGTCATATCGATCTCCATACGGTGGCGGTCTCTCTCGACCGTGATTTATCTTACGCGAACTAAATTCGCAGGTCAAGCGCCTATTTCATCTTTCTGCGCAATATCGTCAGCCGGGATCGGGGTGAGGGTGTAGCCGAGGTACTTGACGGCCAGAGCCAGCGCCTCGCGCATGGCTTCGTCGTGGAACGCCACATTCTCTGTCGGCACCCAATAGCACAGGAGCGCGCTGCTGGCGGCGTTTTCCATAGCGTGGCGGGCGCGGATGTAGTCGAGCGGGTCAATCATATCAATCTCCATTGGGGTGCTGGTTTGGGAGGGGGTGGAGGGGCTCGCGCCCCTCATCAGAAGTCCGCCAGAAGGTCGGCGAGGTCTTCGTCGCTGAGTGCTTCCGGCTCGATGCCGAGGAAGGCGTACTCGGCGTCAATCTCGCGCTGGAGCTTATCGACCCACACGGCGCGCAGCGCGCGCTCGCCCGGGGACTTGGCTGCGAAGAGGCGGACGCGCTCGTGCGAGAGGTTAAGCTCAAGGGCGTGGAGGTGGCTCAGGTCGGTCATATCGATCTCCATATGGTGCCGGTCTCTCTTGACCGTGAGATGATCTTACGCGAACTAAATTCGTTCGTCAACCCCCTCCCGCTCAATAATGAGCGGGCGACCCAACATAATTGAAGTCGGTCGTGTCCATTTGGGCGGAGGGCTCGTCGCCCGTCATGTAGCCCGCGTCCTCGATCTGCGCCCAGAGGTCGTTGAAGTCTTTGTGGCTGAGGCGGTCCATGAGGACGAGCATACCCGCGTCGATGACGGAGATGGCGGCGGCGGTCTTGGGGCCGGAGGCGGCAGTCAGGACGACTTCGATGACGGTTTCGTTGGTGCGGGCGCGGAGGGCATTGTAGTCGGTTTCGAAGGACATATCGATCTCCATGAGGTTGAGGGTGGTCGGGGGCCGAAGCCCCGATTAGTCGGAGGCCCAGTCAGCGTAGCGTTCTTCTGCGTCGGCCTCTTCGGCCTCAATGATGTTGGTGAGGTAGTAGGTCAGCTCCTGAGCCGAGGCGCGAACCTCAAGATCGCTGTCGTTCAGGAGGGGCTTTGTCTCTTCCATCTTGGCGAGAGCGTTGGTGATGCGGAGCATGTAGCCATGCTTGCCGAGGTTGAGCATCTTGGTGGCGCAAGGGAAGCGGTCGGTCATTTCAATCTCCATGCGGTGGCGGTCTCTCTTGACCGTGAGATGATCTTACGCGAACTAAATTCGTTCGTCAAGCGTTATTTCACCCGTCCTGCCGGGCGTTGATGAGACCCTCCAGCATTATTTGCAGCGCCAGCTCCTCGAACTCGTCATAGATCCGGCTGACCGCATTGTACCGCTCGGCGAAGGCGTCACGCGCCTGATTGCCCGCGTCCGGGCCTTGGGGATAGTAATCTCTGCCATTCGGGGTCGCGCGCCGCATTGCCTGAAGCAGGTCGCGTGTCGCGCTCAGGATCTCTTTTTGTTGATCGAGCAGATCCTGTTTGCTCGTCCCGTTCAGGTGGATGGTAGGCGTCAGCAGCTTGGTCATGTCGATCTCCATGAGGTTGAGGGTGGTCGGGGGCCGAAGCCCCCGGTAGGGTTATTGGCAAATCCACTTGGCAATGTCGGTTTCTGTGGGCCTGCCATTCTTGAAGCATTTGGCGCAGAACATGGTGTCGCCCGCTTTTGCAACTTCGCCGCGCTGGGCATTGGCCATCGAAGGAATGCGGCGCTGGCCAGAGTGATTGCACCAGATCGAATTGGTGTGGCCCATGTGATACTTGCCGGTGCTGCGGTTGCGGACGATGGTGGTCATATCGATCTCCATGCGGTGCCGGTCACCAGTGACCGTTCAATAGTTATACGCGAACTAAATTCGCTGGTCAAGCGGTTATTTTGAGAACAGCCATCAAATTCGTTGCGAGGGCGCTGTAAGCGCGTTGTGCCCCCGGCGGCATGCAGTCGGTGTGCAGGGCATTGTGGAGCGCGTCATCGAGCAGCTCCTGCGCCTGTTCAGGCGTCAGGCGATACGTCCCGCTCGCTCCGATGAAGTCGTAGACGCAGCGGTCCACATATTCATTCGCAATCGTGCGGCTGATTTTGATCTTGATCATGTTGATCCCCATAGGGTGAGCGGGGGCCGAAGCCCCCGTCAGGGTCAGGCATCCATCTTCACTTCGCCGAAGGCGGCGTCGGAGGTCTGGGCATACAGACCCTCGGCCTTCAGCGCCGACAGGTAGCCAGCGAACTGGTGGCGCGACATGCCACGCGGGCGGGCGTTGTCGAGGTAGACCATGCCCCAGCGGGCATTGTCGATGTCGCGCGAATAGCTCTCGACCTCAGAGCGGAGGGCGGCGAGGACGGTGGTGGCGGCGTCGGTCATGTTGGTCATATCGATCTCCATACGGTGCCGGTCTCTCTTGACCGTGATTTATCTTACGCGAACTAAATTCGCAGGTCAACCGCCTTGTGCGCCCTGTGGATAACTTTTTTTGAAAAAGATCGCTTGCAATGCGAATTTACTTCGCTTATATTCATTGAACGGTCGCTGATGACCTGCTTATGGAGATGGACATGAAAATCGCTATCACCCCCGCCAACGCCGCCAAGATCGAAGCCGCCCTCAAGGTTATCAACCGCGACTTCGTTGCGCACACCTTCTCCACCTTCGACCAGATCGCCCGCGAGGCCGACAACGCCGAGGCCGCCGTCCTCAAGCTCATCAACAAGGGCGACGCGCCGGGTGCCTACTACGTCACGGTCAGCGGCGACGCCGTCCCCAACGCCTACCGCTACGCGCGCAGCGGGACCAAGGTCGTGCTGGATCGTGGATCCAAGGGCTGGTTCCTCGTCGAGCTGCGCGTCGTGCCCGTCTATCAGGCGGGTGGCCCGGAGTGGCTGGTGCTGACACCGGCGCAGGACGCCAAGGCCATCGAGCGCCTTCGCAAAGCGTACAGGGTCGATTGACCGTGTCCCGAAATTGGACCATAATCTGTCGGCATTACAAAACACATGAGGGGATCATGACCAATAACCAATTGAAGGCGCTCATCGAGCGCATTGAGCGCCTTGAGGCTGAGAAGGCGACAGTCGCCGACGACATCAAGGAGGTCTACGCTGAGGCCAAGGGCACCGGCTTCGACCCGAAGATCCTGAAGAAGGTGATCGCGATCCGCAAGCGGTCGAGCAGCGAAGTCACCGAAGAGCAGGAGCTGATTGCGACTTACATGAGCGCGGTCGGCATGCTCGCCGACACGCCCTTCAAACGCGAGGTCGCACGCATCGTCGTCGCGGCGATGGATCCGAGGGAAGAGAATGGCGGCACCTGAGATCACCATCATCGATGTCTTCCGCGAGATCGGCTTCGAGCCGGTCAAGCGGGACACATGGCCCGTCGGCCATCTCGTCAGAAATAAATATTTCGAAGTCGTCGGCAAGCTGCCTGACAAAAAGCTTCGCACCAAAACTTGCGGCGTCGGTGTCCACTGCTTTGCAGTCTATCCGGCGACGTGGCGTCCCGTGATCGAGGAGATCATTCGCGCCCATGCGTCGCAGAAGTCCAAGCAGTTTGATCTTTTTGTGGAATGACCAATGGTGAAGAAAAAAGTTCAGCCTGACGTCCCGATTGAGCCGACGCGCTCGGTCGGGAGGCCGTCTGCCTACACCGACGCGTTCGCCGACGCTGTGTGCGAGCGCATGCTCAATGGCGAGAGCCTCGTCAAGATCTGCGAAGACGTTGCGATGCCGAGCCGGACGACGGTGTATCGTTGGATGGACGCCCGGCCTGATTTCGTTACACGGTGCGCGCGCGCACGCGAGGGGCTGGCTGACTTTCTCGTGGACGACATCCAGACGCTCGCCGACGCGACGACCGAACTGAATGTCCAGTCGCAGAAGGTCAAGATCGCGACGAAGCAGTGGCGGGCGATGAAGATCGCGCCGCGCATCTACGGCGACAGCAGCCGCACTGAGCTGACCGGCGCTGACGGCGGGCCGATTAGGATTGCAGCCACGACCATTGACGCGCGCCAGCTTGAGCCTGACGCGCGCGACGCACTCAAGCAGGCGCTGTTCGCAGCGAAGCGACTAGCAGCAGGAGATTGATATGGAATTTTATGCAAGACCGTTCGCCATCATATGGACGCGCAAGAACCTCGGTAAGGCGATCAAGATGATTGCCTCCGGGATGAGCCGTGCCGCCGTCGCGCGCAGCTTCAATGCCGACCCGAGCGGTTTGAGGTCTGCGCTGCAATACAGTGAGCGGGTCATCAAGGGCCGCAAGTATCGCGAAGAGTGCGATGCGCAGGCAAAAGATCTCAAGGAGACACCATGCCCGACAACGTGATCCGCGCCATCATCGTCCTCGCCATCCCCCTCTTCTTCCCCTTCGCCATCGTCGTCGGTGTGTGCCACGCGCTGCTCGACGCATGCGAGGAGCTGGGCCATGCGTGGCGCGACCCGCAGAGCACACGCTTCACCGACTGGACGTTCTGGCGCTGATCATGGGCAGCCACATCCTCAACCTCGACGGACAGATCATCGACATCGACAAGCAGTTGATGGAGATCTCGCGCGCCGAGTGCGAGGAGGACCTCGCGATGTTTGTGCGGCAGGCGTGGCACGTCATCGAGCCGGGCCAGCCGTACATCCACGGGTGGCACATCGACTTCTTGTGCGAGCACTTGACCGCGATCACTGACGGTGTCGAGCTGGACAGCGGCGCGCTCTACAATCGGCTCCTGATCAACGTCCCGCCCGGCACCATGAAGTCGCTCCTTGTGGGCGTCTTCTGGCCCGCGTGGGAGTGGGGCCCGCGCAACTTGCCGCACCACCGCTTCGTCTGCGCCAGCCACAGTCTCGACCTCTCGATCCGCGACGGCCTGCGCATGCGCCGCCTCGTCACGTCCGAGTGGTATCAGGAGCGGTGGGGCGACCGCGTCCAGCTTACCGGCGACCAGAACCAGAAGACCAAGTTCGAGAACACGAGCACCGGCTTCCGTCAGGCGGCGGCGTCGGGCTCGATCACCGGCGCTCGTGGCGACCGCGTCGTCATCGACGACCCGCACAGCGTGGACGGGGCCAACAGCGACGCGATGCGCGACACGACGATCCAGTGGTTCAAGGAGTCCGTCCCGACCCGCCTGAACAACCCCGACCGCTCGGCCATAGTCGTGGTCATGCAGCGGCTCCATCAACGTGATGTCAGCGGGGTCATCCTCGACGATCAGCTCGGCTACGATCACATCATGCTGCCGATGGAGTACGACCCGACGCGCGCCACCCCGACCCTGCTCGGCCTTGAGGATCCCCGCACCGAGGACTGCGAGCTGCTCTTTCCCGAGCGGTTCAGCGCCGCCGTCGTCGAGCGCGACGAGAAAGTCATGGGCCCATACGCCGCCGCCGGTCAGTTCCAGCAGGAGCCGACGCCGCGCGGAGGCGGGATCATCAAGCCGGACTGGTGGGAGACATGGGTCGAGGAGGGCTGGCCGCCGATTGACTATGTGGTCGCCAGCCTCGACACCGCCTACACGACGAAGACCGAGAACGACTACTCGGCCCTCACGATTTGGGGCATCTTCTCGGGCGACATCAACAACCGCGCCGACAACTTCGTGAGCGCCCGGAGCAAACGCAAGAACGTCGCCGACGAGGCGTCGCGCTTCGACGAGGGCGTCCGCATCAGCCAGCTCCTCGACCACAACCCCGAGAGCGTGCCCCGCGTCATGCTGATGGCTGCGTGGCAGGAGAGGCTGGAGATGCCGGACCTCGTCAAGAAGGTGATCGAGACCTGCACCAAGTTCAAGGTGGACACGCTGCTCGTCGAGGCCAAGGCCAGCGGCATCAGCGTCAGTCAGGAGCTGCGCCGCCTGTACAACAACGAGGATTTCGGCGTCCATCTCATCAACCCCGGTGCCATCGACAAGCTGTCCCGGCTCTACAGTGTCCAGCACCTGTTCAGCGAGGGCATCGTCTACGCCCCCGACCGGCACTGGTCCGACCTCGTCATTCGGCAGTGCGAGATCTTCCCGAAGGGCACGCACGACGATCTCGTGGACACCGTCAGCATGGCGCTGCGCTTCATGCGCGACAGAGGCTTGCTCACGCGCGCCCCCGAGCGTATGGCTGAGATCGACGCCGGTCGCCGCCACACGGGCAAGGCACCCGCTCCGCTCTACCCGATCTAGGGTCGCACCCGTGATCCCCTACGCCGCCACAGCACCCATAAGGACGCACCTATGATCCCCGCCAACGCCATCGTTGACGTCATCCGCCCCGCCACGCCCGTCGGCCTTGGCCAGTTCAGGGTCGAGGTCTGGGGCCGGGAGCCGCACGACTATGTGCGCGTCTATACCGTCGATGCCAAATCTGATACCCTCGCGGCGCAGGATGGCCTCCGTCAGTTCGACGAGGAAATCTCCGCACTTTTGTCTGAGGGATGATCCATGCCGCTGCCCGGCCTTTCCAACCCCAACATCCGCCTGCCGGGCCTGCCCGCCCCCAATCTTCAGACGCCCGCCAATGACACCGAGGTGATCATCGAGCAGGGCGCTGACGTGCCGGACACGGACACTGACGGCAACGTCATGCGCATCGAGCACGACGACGGGTCGATCAGCATCAGCCTCGACGGCAAGCCCATCGAGAGCGGTCCCGAAAAGAAAAAGGGAGGTTGGTTTGCCAACCTCGTCGATGACATCGACCAATCGCAGCTTGGTATTATCGCCAACGACCTGATGCGCGGCATCGAGGACGACCTTGAGAGCCGCCGCGACTGGATTGAGGCGCGCGCTCAGGGCATCAAGCTGCTGGGGCTCAAGATCGAGGTGCCCAACGTCGGCGGGACCGCAGACGGTGCGCCGGTCGAGGGCATGAGCCGCGTCCGCCACCCGCTCCTGCTTGAGGCCGTCCTGCGCTTTCAGGCCAACGCCCGCAGCGAGCTGCTGCCGACTGACGGCCCGATCAAGATCCGCAACGACAACAACAACGCCGACCTCGGCGAGGACCAGCGCGCCAACGCGCTCCAGCGCGACCTCAATCATTACCTGACCTCGACCGCGTCGGAATATTACCCCGACACCGACCGCATGCTGCTGATGCTCGGCTTCGGCGGCACGTCCTTCAAGAAGGTCTACCAGTGCCCCTTGCGCAATCGCCCGGTCAGCGAGACCGTCGATGCCGACGACCTGATCGTCAGCAACGCTGCGACCGACTTGACGAACGCCAAGCGCGTCACGCACCGCAGCTATATGCGCTCCTCGACCGTGCGCCGCCTCCAGATCCTTGGCGTCTACAAAGACAGCGACTTGCCGGTGCCGCAGCAGGCCAGCCTCGACCCGGCGCAGCGCGAGGAGCGCGCGCAGCAGGGCGTCACCGAGACGTCCTCCCGGCCCGAGGACCGCGACCGCGAGATCTACGAGTGCTACTGCGAGCTGGACATCCCGGACTATGAGCACAAGTACAAGGGCAAGGTCTCCGGCCTTGAGATCCCCTACCGCGTGACCATCGACGTCTCCTCGAAGGAGATCCTGTCCATCGTCCGCAACTACAACGAGACTGACGACCTGCCCGAGGCGCGAACCACGTTCGTCAAGTACACGTTCGTGCCGGGCTTCGGCTTCTATGACATCGGCCTGCTGCACATCCTCGGCAACACCACGAACGCCGTCACCGCCGCGTGGCGCGAGATGCTCGACGCGGGCATGTTCGCCAACTTCCCCGGCTTCCTGTTCTCCGACGCCGGTGGCCGACAGAACACCAACATCTTCCGCATTCCTCCCGGCGGCGGCGCTCTCGTCAAGACGGGCGGCCTGCCGATCAATCAGGCCATCATGCCCCTTCCGTACAAGGAGCCGGGCATGGGCCTCATGAACCTCGTGACCAACATCGCCGAGACCGGCATGCGCCTCGGCGGCACGTCGGAGCAGGCAGTCGGCGAGGGCCGCGCAGACGCGCCGGTGGGCACGACGCTGGCCATGATCGATCAGGCGACGAAGGTGCTGAACAGCGTCCACAAGCGCATGCACGCCTCGCAGGCCGAAGAGTTCCGCCTCCTCGTCGAGTGCTTCCGCGAGAACCCCGAAAGTTTCTGGCAGCGCAACAAGAAGCCCGCCTACCAGTGGGACCAGCAGACGTTCATTCAGGCGCTGGACGACGCCGAGCTGGTGCCGCAGGCGGATCCGAACACCGCGTCGCAGTCTCAGCGCATGATGAAGATCGTCGGCTTGAAGCAGCTTCAGGCGCAGAACCCGTCGATGTACGACCCCATCGCCATCGACACTGCCGCCATGCAGGCGATGGGCTGGAGCAACCCGCAGCAGTTCATGGTGCCGCCCTCGGCCCTCCAGCAGAAGCCGCCGCCGGAAGTCCAGTACGCTCAGGCGATGGTTGGCATCAAGAAGCAGGAGGCCGACGCCAAGACGGCGATGGTCGAGGTCAAGTCGCAGGAAGTCGCGGCCAAGATGGCTCAGGCGCAGCAGGAGGCGGGCGGGCTCGGAACCGGGCAGCCGACCTTCCTCGACCAGCTCAAGGCCGATGAGATCCAGCTCAAGCAGAACGAACTCCAGATCAAGCAGCAGGACGGGATGATGGACGCCCTGAACCGCAAGCGCGACCGCGAGAGCCGCGAGCGTCTGGCGGCGGTGAAGCTGGCGATGGAGATGGGCGACAACCCGCAGGCGATACCAGTGGTGCAGAACTTCCTGCAACCTGATATGATCCAGCGACTTGAGAGCAACGAGCAGCCGCTGACGCAGGAGTAGGGCATGGCCGGGAAGAAACTGCTGGACATGGCCCTTGATGCGGCGCGGGCGGCACATGCCAGCAGGCACATTGCGGACCCCGCGCAGCGGGCGGCCAACTTGTCTCGGTTTATGGAGGGGTCACAAACCCCTCCTTTGCTTTACCACGGCACGCATGCTGACATTGCCGAGTTCAAGCCCACGCCAAAATCTCATTTTGGCTTTCATTTTGGTGATGTTGAAGCTGCAAATTCACGTCTTGAAGATACGGCTAAAAAGGCACCGTGGCCGAAAGAAGACATTGATCGTCGATATGCGGTGTCTCAAGAGCACTTCGATAATTTGAAAAGATACCAAGAAGAATTGCGCCGAAAGAATACAGAGGTTCCGATTGAGGAACTGACGCGGGCATTAGATGCTGGCGAAGACATCGGACCTATTTTCAAAAAATACGACTACGTCCCCTCGGCTGAAGAAAGCGCCAAGTTAGCCGCGCTGCGGCAGGCTTATGAGGGATCTCAATACCCTATCATCCCGCCCGGCGGTGTCGGTGCGAATGTTGGCGCTTATCACGTTGCCATCCCCAACCCGTTGCGGCTTCCTGACGTAGG